TCATAAACACATCTCTTGCGGGCAGTACGAGCGAACTCGTAAACACATCCCCGACTCCGTGAAAGGACCGCTAACCGAGAAACCACAAAGCATGGTCAAAACTCAGCAGCGAACCTACCAGGCTGGAAAGACTGCTCCAGTTGCAAATGCGTCGACATAGGCCCCGAGTAGGGTGTTGGCGCTTGAGAACTCTAGTCGTTGCCGACCCACTGGCAGATGCCAGAGGTAGAGATGCCAAGCACCATCGATGTCATGATCGCTGCGAGCCGCAGTGGTCACGCCATCCACCTTTAGAACCAACGCGGGGTCACCCCCACCCTTTGACACTTTAGCGATTAACAGCACCGGGCCGATGCTGCGCTTAAGGAAACCGTCAGCCACCCTCGTTACAGGAGGTTTGCCTTCGGTCACACAGTCATTGGTGAGCGGATCCAGAGTACCGGTCCACGACTCTGTAAAATGGAACGCACCTGCTAGAGCAGAACCTTCAGGAGAAACCTTGGGGTCAGTAAGAACAAAGTTGTAACGAAGAACGATAGTGCCAACGACACCATCATCCTTCAAGACTCCATCCGTCATAAGGGCAATACGACCGCACGTTCGCAGCGCATTGTCCTCTTCGGGGTCAACGCCATCAGGCGCCTCACAGTAGAATCCGTTTAAGGCGGAACTCAACTGCGCCCTGCCGATTGTAATAGTCATGGGGTCACGAACCGCACAACTCTTACAGCCAGACAGCCCCCTCATCTCCACCACCGTTTGTGGCAGAGACGCCGTAGGATCACGTATTGGAGCCACGTACAATGTTCCTTTCTGAGATGTAGCACACGTAGGTGTGTACATGATCTGGAGACTTTGGAACTCATAACGCTGGTACTGTGTTGCTATATTGGACAACCTAGGAAAGCTTGACGGCTCCGCTGGGTTGACCGAGTAGCTGTAAACAGAAGGATCCAACGTTGTGGTGTTTGAAACGTCACACAACCAGTCCACCCCGCTAGCGTTAAAACGCTGCGCTGTTGGATTGGTCGCAACCCGTGCGGAACGTGCGACGGGCTGCGAAGTGGAAGTACTAGCGTAAAGAGCGGTAGTACCGGGTCCACCTGCACGACGCGCCGCCCTACGGGGCGGCACGCCAAGACGCCTTCCAAAATACCATTTCCCCCTTCCGGCTCTCCTAGCCCGGCTGCGACCGAGCGCTTGAACAGCGCCCCTCGCAGCATTCATAGCTATCGCTCTCACTTGCGGATTCGCAAGCATTGCTTGCATCTCTCTTAAACGGCTAGTATTTAAGCGCACCGTCTGACAGGCGAAAAAGGCGCCTCCCACGAGAGATGAGCATCACATAACGCACGGAACGTAACCGACCGCAAAAGTCCAAGAACTTCAGGATCAGAGAGGCTCAACGTACGTCTGGAGAGACAATCGGTGAGAAAGTTCTGCATAACACCGTGAACGATATTATACAGTTCTTCATCACCAAAAGATAGCTGCACAATCGACGCCAACTTAGCGAACTCTTCAAGATCGGTAGTCCGACGTTTACGAATGCAAGTGCTTGCTAGAGTACGATCCTTTCTCAACGCTGTAATCCAAACTGGAACGTCGCCAAGAATGCGCTTACAAATCCTCTGACCAACAAAGGTCAAAGTACTTGCTTTGCGCGGTGAAAGGTCTTCGAACTCCAAGTAAACACCAGCATAAGCATACGTCTGACTAAGCAACTCAGGCGCAAACGACCCACTACGATCAGCCCATATCAAGTCGTCTCCACAACAGTAGAAGAGGACCCTCTGTACGAAGTCATCCATTGACCATCCAAGCCTATAAGCATGCAACGACATGAGACACATGTTTGCAAGACTATTATCGACTGAGGTGTTATAATGACCCGAGGGTTGCCCAACTAAATTGTAGAGATTTCCTCCGACATTCGTAAAACCGTTGTACATCATCTGATAGTACCTACGAACCCTATCCTCGGTATTCGCATTGCTGCGAAAAGCACATATAACACTGGCGATGGCCAAAGGGAAATTTGCATCCCATTGACTACCGTCAGCACCATAACAATTGTCGGAAAAGCTTTCCAACAATCTGAAGATAGAAGGTAGGCACTGACCAGGCAACACAAAACGGTTAAATATAGGTGTAACTGCTAACTGGCCCATCAAATAGTCGTTTTGATGCTTAAAAAGACGAGAGGCTTCCACATAAGAAGAAACGTCCTGAGGTCGGAAAAAACGAGCGTCTTTCCCGACGAGGCGCAATTCATCCTTAAGTGTACTACCGACAACAGAGGTATACGTTTTATAGTATTCTTCTATTGCCGCCAATCCGTAGGTTTCAAACGTTCTTCCTTTAGAAGGAGTACCGCGAATGAACCAAGGATAACCTGCTGTCTTTGTTTTATGTAGCTCGATTTCTCGAACCACCTCCTCATCAGTAGCTACCGATGACATAGCCATCATCGGAAACCAATAATCAAGAGAACGAAGCATAAACGACATTTCTCCGGCAGTCAGCAGATGCTGATCGTGTTGAAACTTGCACATACCATTCCACAACGACAACTCGTCCAAAGGCGCAGGAGCATATCCGTGCGCCACACCACCAGCAGAGAACTTACTTCTTGGCAAGGGCGTACCTCCCAGAGTAGCCTTTGGAGGTAACGAAACGCCCTTTGGCGGTTTTAGAACGAGACTGCTTCGCTCCGGAGGCAGAACTAGCGGGGGCGTTTCCAATTGGGGAAACTCCCTTAACAAGTCCTGTAGGTCCGGCGCCACGAAAAAATTCGAGGATCTGTTCCGTCACAGCAACGAAACCACCGTCGCGATTGTGAAATCCGACGACAGCTCCGTCGAGTGTTGAGACTACAGGAGTACCACAAGTACCCAGCTCTGTTGAAGCTGTGTAAGTGCCTTCGACACCTATGGTCACATTGACCAAGCTATCGATGGTGGCTTGCGAACTTTTCCCGTTCAACTTGTCGTTAACAACAACAAGTTCACCCTTCTTCGGCACGCGCAATTTCTTGATAGGAATCGCGGGTATCGAATTGATAGGAACGGGGAAGAAGGCAAGGTCATCGCCTAGCTGCACCGGCTTGAGGGCTGGTAACTTGGCATCGTTGGCAAAAGCATAAAGTTTCATGGCATGACGCGTACTTATGAAACCCATAGATACGCGCACACCACTATTCAGTGGTTGCTTTGTGACATCCCGTAATGTGAAAACAGACTCATGGTAAGAAGGAGCTGGAGGGTTTGTCGCATGGAAAGACTCCATGGACATCTCCTCAACATCCGATTCAGGAGCTTTTTCTTTCTCCTTCTTCGGACCTGAGGAACACGCAGTAGCACCTTGTTCAGAAGGTACCGTCTTGGTCCGTGGTGTCACGCCCACAGGAGCCGGCTTGTGTATAGCTGTGCTACCAACAAGCGCCTCCCGTGACCGTGTTAAGAGGATATTAACGTGCTGCAGTTTGTGATCTGCTTCTCGCAGTTTACGATCTGCCTCACGCATTTTAGCCTCCCACAGACGCTGATCATAATCAATGGCGTAGTCATCATCAAGCTGACCACCCCAAGCATCATCATCAGTACGGAATTGATCACCTCCATAAACAGAATGGTCCTGCGCACGATAAGCAGGATCGTCCTCCAACTCTTGACGCAAATCAGGATGACGCTTAAGCAGACGCGCAGCCGCGCCTGAAGCAAAGAAATCGTCAACCTCATCCGCATCCATGTCGTGAGTAAACACAACATGTTCGTCCATAGGATCGTAGTGAACAAAACGACGTCGCCGACGACGACTACGTCCTTCTGTTCTCGTTGACCCATTCTTACCAGAAGCAGGTCGTTGTGGCACATGAACTGGATTTGCTTCATGGCGCTCACCATCTAAGTGAAGATTTTGAACGTCACGTCGCAACTGAGGGACTTCATCATCATCATCGGAATTCTCTTCATCAGCTCTCATTCCTAACCCTGCACGCGCCGGCAACCGTCCGTTAGCAATATGCTCGGCACGGCGCACTCCCGGCGCAGCGATCTCCTCGGCGAGGTTTGGCTCCTCACCAGGGGGACGGGTTTCGAACAAGATAGGTGCAAAACGGGTAACCAGCCGCGTTATAAAGACACCCATAGATGAAAAGGCTGCCAAACCGAGCATGGCACTAAACCAGGCAAAGCGCATCGTGAAGATGGCACCAATAATCAGCAAGAGAGACCTCCACGAAGAGAGGCCTGCCCAAGCATTCATAGCATGTTGAGCAGCGGTCGCCCGTTGCCCAGCATGCGCCCGGTGTTGTTCGGTTCCGTTAGTAGACTCATAGGTCTCGCGATAATAAGTATTGCGAGCTTGTCTGAATCTAAAATAGTTGTTAAACCAATACAGAACCAAGTACCAACAGAACATGAAGTCCAACCAGCCCATGAGCGGAGACACGTAATACGCAGCCCAAAAGAAGACCTTAGAGAGCTGCATAACCACGCCAGGCATAAACCAGTCTGCAAAGCGGTAGAAACTGGTGTCCATCTGGCGGCAAAAGAGCATAAAAACCTCGTAGAGAGTTGAGTCCCACGGAGATTTACGGCCCTCCTGCGTCTCCGACGGCAGTCGACGGGGAGTCGACAATGCCTCCTGCGCGTCCCTGTCAGCCCTGGCGAGCAGCTCGGCGACGTCTTCGGTCAAGGACTCCTCAGAGTCCGCATGGCCGAATCTCGGCGCCTCACCTGCCAGTGCCAACGCACCCACGCACGCCAGCAGCATCACTGCTGCAAGGATTTTGGCTTTCGC